CTGTCATACCATACAATGAACCTGCCCACTATGGAAACGGGTGGAAGTTTCACCAAATAATGTATGACCATGAAACCCTGTGGGAGACCGTGTTTGAACCGCTCGGGTGTAAACTAAAGGATGTATGGCCTGACTTCACCATGTGTGAGGGGTCAGGTGGTGAGTTGATCGAACCACACGCCTGCCCGAAACCTGGTGACTGTGATAGAGGTGGTCAGCATGGAAAAGCGGGGCAGAATAGGAAGATCCTTGCAATCAAACACAATTTCACAACGTTATCAGACTTTATGATTAAACTACCCAACGGTAAGACAAAGCTACAGAACATGGTAGAGTCAGCGAATAGGCACAGACTCTACACCGAGGATGGCGGGGGTACGGTAAACGATGGGAAGTATTTGGCAGGACCGTTCAAGATTAAGTGCGGCGATGCAGAACAACAGTATGAGATGATGAAGGTGCTGTGTAAGACTTGGAATGATACGGGGTTTCTTGCGAGGCTTGGCACGTTTCCACACGAGGCGTTGTTCTGTAAGAGGAAACCGGATGGTTCGATAGACCTGTTTATTCCTGACTACAGACCGAGGAATATCAACTGGCGAAGGATACGCAACGGGGTGCTCAAGGCTTGCAAGGAGATGTTATGAGAATGGGTGAATTTACAAATCCATTACCCTGTCCGTTTTGTGGGGGACATCCTAGGTTAGATAAAGCTCTTCGTGATGGATATGAAGATTTCAAAAATGATTCCGATGCTTACGCCTATTCTTTGAGGTGTGTATCTTGTGCAGCTACGGGAGGATGGGCAAAATCTGAATCGGGGGCGATTATGCGATGGAATATGAGGAAGGGAGAATGATTTATCGCTATGCCTGGGGCAATAACGAAAAGAGGGCAATGCTCAAGGGTAAGCGATGCAAGGTTATTGTGAGGGGGAATATGAACTCTGCGCTGGTCGAGTTTGAGAATGGCCAGCGTGAGGTGGTAAGTCGCAACGCTTTGAGGAGAGTCGCATAACGATATGTAAACTGTGGAGGGAAACATGGAACACATACCAAAACAAAAGGTCGGTAATAGGGTTAGGGTTTTACAGACTGACACAATGAAGCGTTTTGGGTTGGCAAATCTCAACGGAACGGTCATGAAAATACTTGGAGAAGATAATTTTCACGGACAGGCTTGTTTGGTTAAATTCAACCCCAATGACTTCCCCTGCCCTATTATGATTTATAGCTGTACTCTATCTGAGATAAAGAAATCGGCAGGTAGCTAGGAGGAGAGGATGAAACAATCAGACATAACAAAAAAGGTGATTGAACTCAGCAAGAAGATTGCCGAGCATTGGAGGATGGAGATTTATGTGGGGGGCTGGATTTGCCTAATTCAAATCAAGCGTGGCAAACAAAAGTTTAACCCAGAATTAGTTGATGGGAAGATATTTTGGATAGACAAAGATACGAGACAACTTTACTGGGGAAGTTTTGGCGAAATCCACAAAAAGGAATATATCCCCATCCCCTCAATCTCTGACTGTCTGGATAAACTTCGGGAGCTGGGGTATTTCATTCGCATCCAAGACCAACCTGATTTCTATGAAGTGGGTATATGGAAAGATGTGGAAGATGAAAATATTGCAGGTGGAGCAAGTCCAAATATCCACGAAGCCCTACTCTCCGCACTTCTGGAGGTACTAAAATCGGGGGTAGAGACTGAGAAAAAAGGAGGGGAGGATGGATAAGGAAAAAATGCTAGGTATAGTACAGGAAATTATGGATGAGGCACTAGCAATACGATGTGATTGGAGTGATCCAAGATTAGAATGTCGCAACATCATGGCAAAGTGTAAGGAATTGAAAACGCTGATAGGTATTGACAAATCGGGGGCAGGTAAGGAGCAAAAAGATGGCGAATGAAAGGCTGAGTGGGGAAATACTTGATGATTATTTATTGGATGCTTTTACTGAGTTGCGCCCACACGTTAAGCTACATCATCCCGAATGTATCGAAGAAATGGAACAAGCCTACGACCAATTAAGAGAGATGATTAAAAACTCCTGTAAAATGAGCATCCTTGAACAACTGAGCGAGAGGGGCGTGGATATTACAGCATTACAGCAAAAACCAACCGTGAGTAAAAAGAAGGTATATCAGTTTGTTGATAAGGAGTTCCAAGATCGTGGATTTGAAAACAGTCCATACCGCCCCATGTCTTGTGAGGTGAAGGATATGATTTTAAGCATACTCAAAGAACTTGGCATCAAGATGGAGGAAAAATGAGCATCGAAAAGACAACCCTAACCGGACATAATGGCTACCTCGCCATGGATGATGAGAGAAAGCAGGGTATATTCGTTTTCTACTACCCGCCGTCGAAAAAGGTGGTGAAGTTTGAAACGTATCTCAAGAAAGGCGACCTGAAGTTCGCCTACAATAAAAGGAAACAAAACAATGTAAACATACAACCTACCCTTGTAACGGAAGAGATGTATGTTACTGGAATCATTGGTGGCATTATTTCGTGTACGTTTGAAGAATTTAAAGAAGCCCTAAAGAACATAGGAAAGAAGTCAGAGGTGAGTCAACCCACTTCTGACAAAAAACCGGAGGTAGTAACGGTAGACCTGAAGAAAACAATAGATACTATAGGGGTTTAAATGCTAGGAATTTTTATCCCAGATTTTTGGGGGAGGGGAACTCAGTAACCCGCATCGCCATACCCTGTAATCCCAGTTTCAAACTGCCATTCAGACTCACGCCTCAAGCGTGACTTCTCAATGTCGTCCACATTGGTAGACGACCTCCACCAATACTTATGATACCCGAGCGCATCTATCAAATCATTCGTCGGTGCCATCGGATAGCCATGGTACTCACCGATTAAATCTCTCTGTGTCTCGTGGAAATATATCTGCCCGCACGCAAAGTCCTCCTGCAACGCCTCAATTCGCCTAGCCTTAGCATCCTTTCCCATGTCTTTCGGTAAGTCCCTCAAGTAAATGGCATACTTTTTCTCTTGGGCGGCAGTCATTATGGTAGACTTAGCCCAGTTCTGTTGGCTGAAGGTTTCTATCCCCCACTTTCTCGGGCGGTACTTCTCGTGAAACTCAAATATCTTATTATACAACTCGGCAGGCTTTCGGATTCTCTTTGCCCACGCCTCTAGTACAAACTTGGTGTTCGTCTTATGGTGTGTCCCTACCACGACAATAGCTGTGCGGCAGGCAGACTTCATCGAGGCTGATATGGTAGCCGGATCAATCGTTGCAGACTTGTCTAATTCTTTCAGTTTTGCTACACGCGGCGTGTCTTCTTGGTCTATCCACACTACGACTACATCACCATCCTCATTTTTTGAAAACTGATAGAACTTTTTCCACTCGGGCTTAAAAGCGGTAAGCCCCGACTCCATGGGGTTGTTCTGCATCTGGGTGTAGAAAACTATGGCACGGTCAGGGTCGTTCTTCATCTCCTCGATGGCCTCCTTGGATAGTTTCTCGGGCCATGTAGGTTCACCGTTTTCTTCGGCGGGTACGTGCTTCCACCTATACTCATGCTTTGTCTTGCGTACACGGTCATAAATATCTTCTGGTGCATAATGTGTGCCAATGAGATAAATATACGAGGCATGTGGTTTAGTGCGGTCGGGTGTAATTGTTAATTCCTCTACATTTCCAAACCATGTCCAGGTATTTTGGGCTTCGATAGCAGAGAGCATATCTTTTTGCCCGATGATGTCATCGAGGAAGGCATGGTCAACGTGGATACCCTGTGATGCCACACCTACTCCGAGTGCCCTGATAGACGGGTCTTTGCTTACACCCGTGTTCGGGAAATCAATGGCGGCAGCACTCCACCGGTTCTCACGTTTCCACTTGTCGGTCATAACGACCTCGGGGAATATGAGTTGGAGTAGTGTATTCTTTTCTATCTGCCCACGGATGAACACGATAGAATCAGTTGCCTTGTCTGTTGTCTCTGTTACTATGAGGCTTTTGATATTGTTGTTCCGCAGCCACAACCACAGAGGCATAGCACAGGTGATGGTGGTAGACTTTAGGAAGTAACGGGGCATGAGTATGCCCTTGCGTTTGTGTCTTGGGTCTTGGCAGAAGTCCAGGACTTCTTCGTGGAAAGGTTTTAGGGGTAGACGTGGATGTTGTTCATCATCACGAATGGCGTGCATGATGATAATGGATACGAAGTGATAAAACGAGGCAAGACAGAGTTCCCTTAAATATCTTTTTTCAACCCTGTCCATTTGTCTCCTAGTGTTTCTTTTAGTAGGGTGTCAAGTTTTTTATTATCTTCCTTGGTAAGTGGTGACTCTTCCTTATCCTTGCCCTTGCCATCGTCTTTTTCCTTTTGTAACAAGTGTTGCAATTTAGCAAGGTCGGAACACGCCTTTAAGTAGTTCCTTATTTCCTGGTGTGTTCCCGTTAAACTGCCGTCTGGTGCAGTATGGAGTTGGATTACCGCGAGGTAGTTATCACGCAACCTCTGGGCATCAGTCTCCCTGTGTTGTTTAATAGACTCGGCTTGTTGAAGTTTTTTACTCATTGTCACGTATCTAGTTTCTTACTTACAAAGGTGGCGAGAGTAGTCGCTACACCCCGCACTTCTTTCAGTTCGAGTTTCATATCGTAGATATGTTCTTTAAAGTTGCTTATATCCGTTCTTATAGAAGAGAGTTCTTCTCCGTGCTTGATACAAGATGGTGCCGTTCCAGGCACATGCGGATTATACGCATGAATCGGCTTACCCTTAGCCTTGCGATACATCGGTATCACCAACTCCTTAACAACAAGGTACAGAATTATAAGTACAATAACTATCGGTTCCATTCCACCCAACTTCTCGATCATCTTATCTCCCTCAACCAAGGTCTATCATATATAACTGTGCTTGTCGATGTGATATATATTCCAAAACTGCCACGAAACCCGTAGTTCCTCAGTTTTAACAGCGAGTTCCTGTCCGGCCACGATAACATCGGCATGTAAAAATGGTTGTGCATCATTATTGCTACATC